CTATGCCCACCCTGGAATTGACGATATCCACGAAAAGGTCATCAGTGTTCACCGCGAGGTTAGACACGATCTCCCCACTCACCGAAAGGTCCTGGGTATAGACACCCTGATTCACGTGAACGTTCCCCGCGACACCGAGACCACCGTTCGCACCGGTATTCGTACCGATTTGGAGGGCGCCCGTGTATGGTGTAGTCGAATCGGTGTCGTTCGTGATATGAATAGCTTTTGAGGTGGTAGCCCCCGCGGTCGTGATCGCCTCGAGGTCATCTTCGGCGGCGGCCGCGGCGGTGATCCGGAACCCTGACACTGTGAGGGTACTTCCGATGGTGGCGTTGCCTGTAGCGACGAACCCTTGGGTCTCATTCGTGAAGATGATGGTATTCGCGGTGACGTTCCCGACGTTAGAAACGGCCGCGAGGTCATAGGAAGGAATGATCTCGATGGTTCCCACTTTGACACCTTCGGTCACGACGTTCCCCCTGACCGTGATGACGTTCGAGGATTCCGTGTCGATGTAAAGGTTGGAGCCGACGGAGAAGGCGTGCTGGGGAGCGGTGTTCGCGACACCGATATTGGAGACGGCCTCGATTCTGGGAGCGCGAAGGGTCGCGTCTTGGACATCGAGGTACCCGCTGAGTCCTTCACCGAGTTCAGCCATAGTTATTATTGGTGGAGGTTTTTTTAAACTGGGGGAAACTCAAAGAGTTTCGGGGGTTTGATACGGGACAATCGACGGAGTCGATTGGAACAGACCTTAGAAACCTTTGGTATGGGTTTGTAGGGAAAGGGACAATCAACAAAGTTGATTGGAACGAGGGACGAGTAACTGCGTTACTCGGGAGGGACGGGCCAAACCGGGTTCGCTGGATCTTCAGTTGTGGAAGGGAGATCACGGAGGGCTTGCATATAGGTTTTCCATTCTTCTGGAACGGGTGTGTCTGTTGACGTTGCTCGAATGACGACCCAATCACACTTTGCGAGACGCATGTCGCGTTCGGCACGGAGTTCATTCCACGGCTGGGCATCTATCAGTTCCTGAAGTTTGGCCTCGAACTCTTCTTTTGGGGGTTTTTCATAGCCTTCGGGTAATATTATAGATTCCCATATTTCCACAGCGGTGTCACCTGTACCGATTCTCTGTGGCTGAGTATTTGTAAGGCTACGCATAGCTTCAGGAACTATAGTAAGTTGAACGAAAGGATGACTAAGATCCATATTACTATTTCACCAGAAATTAAATTAAGGAAATGAATTAAGGTACTAGTATGATACTCGAGTTCGAAAACGTTTTATCACCTGAACTTTGTAAAGAAATCATACAACGTTTTGAATTGGATGATAGAAAAAAAGAAGGTGTGCTAGATGGTAATAATCTAGATGAGAATATAAAAAGAAGTATCGATTTACCTTTTAACTTCTTACAAGATTGGAATGATATCAAATGTAAAATATTCAATGATATGCATATATACATAAAACACTTTTTTGATGAAATAAACAAAAAACAACTTATACCAGAATGTGATTTGTATTTACGTATAGGTAACGTAGAAACTCCGTGGGCGAATATACAACGCACTGATAAAGATGGATTTTTTGATTGGCACTTAGACTACAATACTAGAGAAAAACGACTATTCGCGTTTATCTATTATTTGAACACTCTCGATGAAAAGTATGGTGGAGAAACTGAATTTTATGATGGAACTAAAATTAGACCAAAAGAAGGTAAACTTATCTTGTTTCCAACTGATATCGTTCATTTTCATAGAGGGTGTGTGGTAAAAACCGAAAAAAGTAAATATATAGTCACGGGATTTATATGTAGAAAAGATCAAATATCATAAGATATTGAAGTTTTCCATTGTTGAAACGCTGTACCATTTCCCCCGGAGAAATTTGAACCATTGATTGTAGATGTAATAATCCATCTCTTACCATTAGTAACGTTGTCCGAACTATCATAGTACCATAATGTCTGAAAGTTGCTATTTGATGTTGTTCGACCGGGCCACATAGGACCCGAGCCCGAGCCGGGATTACTTGGTCGGAATCGTTCTGGTACATCGGCCCTGAAATATGTATGTCCATTGACAGAGGCTGTAAAATAATCAAAACTCGCCGTACAAAAATTACCGACCCTTTGATAATGTATAGCACCGTTTGTAACAAAATTGACGGGGGCGATAGCAGAATGGGCACCCCACGCGCTGTGATCAGTAAACTCCTCGTAGTTATCTAGAGCTGTTCTACCACGTGGATATACGATACCTCCTGAAGGTGCATTCAAACGCCCCGCCTTGAGGGTCATGGACAAGTCCCCGTGTCCAAAGTCCTCCGTCTGGTACGCGTAGAGTTGCCAGACCTCATCAGAGGTCAGGGCTCGGTTGAAGAGGCGGAAATTGGCAACTTCCATGTCCATTAACGTATTATTGTTTCCAGCACTACCATTAATCTGAAGAACACTGGAACTTGGAAGAGTGACTGTAGTGGTATTACCGTGATAAGCCGGAATATTCCATTGTTTACCGTTTATATAAAACTTTACAGTCGTGTTCATAGCAGCCGTACCGTGTGCACCACCCGCATACGTATAACTCACGTGAAACCATTTACCCGCTACAGGGTGATATTGAGTCCTGTAATCAAATCCGGTCGGGGCTACTCGTATTCCGTGATTCGCACTATAATACATACCTATGGAATTACTTCCAAAGGTACCTAACATAAATAGATAATGTTGATCATTCGAGTCGGTACTTACTTCGACAAATTTTACCCACATGCTAGTTGTGTGTATAAACGCCGAGCCCGAAATATCGGTGGTTGTAGTCATATATTGATTTAATCCAGCATCAAATACAAACTTATCGATACCATCAGAATTATTAAATGACGCACCATTTGTGAGTGTTCCGTTAAAAGAATTGGTACTCAAATCCTGAACCACCCCACTCGTATAGTCCTTAGCATCATAGTAGATCTCCAACCAATCAGTGTTGGGAACGTTGGGGTATGACTTGACCGCCACATCAGTCCCGTGAGCTTCGGAGTCGTATTCGGGGACGCCTAAGAATTCAAGAGTACTTATGGCCGCGTGTACGTGAGGGTGAGTTCCAGGATAAATAGTTTTTATGATTAATCCGACATATTGATAATGTTCCATGGCTTCAAAATCGAATGTAGCGGGTACATATTCTTCTCCAACTGGTGTACTTGTCGATGGATTTGTACCAAATGAATAGTTTGTAAGAGTCGTAGTCGCGATAACATTCCAAGATGATCCATTATTACTACCTATTACTACAACATCTTTCGGGGCTGCTCCAGCACTCTGGCCTATCGACCTTAAATTTCGAGGAAATACACGAATTCCGTGTAGTTGCACCTTTTCATTCGCAGGTAATTGAAGTGTCACATATTCCCCGGGATATCCCGTAATGAGTTCTGAAGTACCATCGTATGTACCATCTGTATTCCAGTAACCCGTGCTATTTTCAGAATGCCAAATTGTACTCAAATTTCCATCGAACATTTTCCATGCTTCGGTAGCCGGATTGTTTTGATAATTAGAACTCCTTCCCGCCACGTATCCACTCGTTCCCGATTCGTCATTTTGACTCATCGCCACCCTCGGATACTTGATGAGTTTCTTTGACCGGGGGAACTCCGTAACCACGTTAGAGTTCATCTTAATCATAGAGGTATTCGAAACTTGTTGGAGGTTTAAACTTTGTCCGACAGCCACCTCCCCACCCCCGACGTACGCGATGTTACTCGTCCCATCGGAGATCCACTTTTCGTTGACAATCTTGAGGTTTTTGAGGGCGCCACCATCCGTGAAAAAGTTGAGGAAGCCACCGGCGGTCGTGCTGTATACACGAGGCCTGGGTCCACCCGTATCATCATGGGTAAAGATAAGGGTTCCGTCGACCGTGACACTCAAGATGGTCCGTTCGAACATGAGCCGAACCTTTTTGACCCCCGTACCAGTGACAGTCGAAGGGAGGGTCCCGGTCTTAAGAAGCGTCCCGTCGTACCTAAGCTCGGCGGCAGTATCGTTAAAGGTCAGATTGTACCCCTGGGCATTGGAAGAAGCCCCTTCGTTATAAAAGTTGAATTCGGAATAGTTCCCGGCTGAGGCGGTGTTACATTCAAACTCACCGGCCCATGCGTTAGGGAGTTTCAGGCCCCAGTTTTTGTTTTCGTGGTACGTCTCACCATCGACCAAAAGGATGGTGTTCCTGGCGATCGTGTTGAGGGCGGTATCCGCACCCACAACCTCGCTGATCTCCAAACGCCCGACACGTAAGGTGGCATTCGGGATGTTCAAAATACCCTGAGGTGCCTGTATCGACATTTAATATAAGAGGAGGTTTTTTTAAATGACCAAAAGCCGAAGGACTTGTTACAAACTGGAACTCAATTTGTAAGAAGTTTGTTTTGAGGGTCAGTCGCAAAGCGACTGGAACGAGTAACTGCGTTACTCGGGTGATTAACCACAGTGATACGTGCACCCCACGAAGGCCGCTATGTGCACCGCATTTGCGGAATCTGTTTGGGCACCTGAAACATCCAAATACCGAATCTTATAGGCTTTTTCAGTCTCTGTGGCGTGATCCTCCCATTGGATCTGCCCGTGCGCATCGAGTTCATTCTCAATCACATCAGTGACCCTTGTATGGGTAGTCGCCCCGGGATAGTCTGAGGCCACCTCCTCCTCCACAGATTGGTAATAGACCTTGTTGTAGAGAGATTGTGTGTTGGATTCAAGGGCGGACCACTCATCGGGAGTCTTTTCATCTGTAGTTGTTTTTGTGAATGTTAAACTGTATGAACTTTGAGTATTCGTCTCAAGGTTCGAGTACTCCGCGTAGGTTACACTTGGAGGATCGATCGAGACCCGATCCCATGGATCACTTTCAGTGACATTCGCGGTCGTCGTGAGTGTGTATTTGGTATCGTAGACCACATTACTGGTTTGTGTGTATGTTAAAGTGTATGTGTTTTGTGTATTGGCTTCCAGGTTGGACCATTCCGCGTAGGTGACATCTGAGGGCGAAACCGAAACGTTGGACCAAGCATCATCCGCACCCACAGTGGTCGTCACGAATTCGTGGGGAACAGACTTTACTTTGTGAACATTCCCTAAATAATAGGTCTGAATGACATTGGATCGAAGGATCTGCTGGATAGGTTGGGTCGCGGGGTTGAAATCACAATCCATAGTTATCTTGGCGACCGTATAGTTCTTGAGTGAATCAGACTCTTGCTTTTGACCGTAGCCAGCGACGTTGGATGTCGTGATGTAATCACCCGATTCGAGGGACCCGTTGGTATTCACGACCCAAATAGCACCTTCACCGACGGAGTTGATATAGACGCGGGTATCACCCTTTTCTTTTTCGGCGACGGAAACAAAACTACCATATTCATCTTCACGTTGTTCGGGGTCTTCAGAGGCTGATATGACACCGAAACACTTCTTATCTGTCACGGCGTTCGAGAGAGATACGATTGGAAGTGATTCATTTGTGGTAATCGCGTTCGACCCAGCTTCAATACCACCACTCATTTTAATGTATTTGTTTTGATCCGAAGAAACGACAAGACCTTCTAAATCACCCGCTTGGGAAAAGGGAACATTCTTAATAAAAGTTCTGTGTTGTCCGGTGAAATTTTGATTGACGTTTCCACCATTGTATCTAAAATAACCCCTCGATTGACCATTATAACCAAATGCAAGATTATCGTCAGTAGGTGAAGCGACACTTAAATCCCAATGGTCATCGGTACCATATTGTAAAAATCGTATTCCGGCACCTCCACCTTCCCACCAATTTTTGTTTAGCTGACTAATTGTAAACGTCCCACGACTCATCCCCCCTGATACATCCAAAGCTGCCCTAGGAGCTTCCCCATCCCCTAGGCCGATCCCAACCCGAGTCTTCGAGAAGTTCACCACGTGGTGGCCCTCGTCGCACCGACCCATATCGTAGAGGGTCTTGACCTCTTCGGCGGTGAGGGCCGTGTCGTAGAGTTTGAAGTTGGAGATGGAGCC